ATTTCATTTACTTCTTTGCTTTCTTTTTCTTATCTGCATGATACTTCTTCATAGCAGGTAAAGGAGAATCATCTGGGTTTCCACCCTTACTAATTCTCTTCTTCTCTAAACGTGCAAGAATATCAGCAATGTCTGCTTCCTGAATATCAGCAATTTTTGCAATCTCTGCATCAGAAAACAAACCAGACTCAATTAACTTTTCAACTTCAGAACTAATTTCAATTTCTTCTTTCTTTTGTTTCTTCTTTTTATCCAGAACCTTTTTAACACCTGCTTCTCCAGCAGCATATGCTCCTCCTGCTAAAGCTGCTTTACCTGCCATAACTCCAAGAGCAGTTGCAGTTATTGGTTCTTCATTCACTTGTTCTTTCTTTTTCTTTAGTGCCTTTACTGCTCCTACTGTAAGATTTGTTGCACCTTTTGCAAGATTTGTTGTAGCTTTATTTGGATCAAAATTTGAAGGACGACCATGACCTTCATCTACAACTTCAACTTCTTCATTCTTAAGATGAGCAGCAGCCTTGTATAAAGGTTTACCAGTCTTGACATTCTTCTTACCTGCTTTATATCCTTGCCATGCAGGAGTGTTCCCCTTTTTATCGGCAGCAGTTACTTCCATTGCCTCATCTACCTCATACATTCCTTGATATAGGGAAGCAAGGTCATTGAGTTCTTTCATTAAGCCCATGAGAGGTTATCCTGAATACTTATTCTAGATATATTTATAAATCTCCTTCCTTCCTGTTCTCTGACTTGTGAACATCAAACTCTCCACCAGGATATCTTGCCTTTAATTTATCTACATTCATCTCAATAACTTCATCGAATGTTGTATCTAATGCCATACATGCTTGAGCAAGATACCAACAGATATCTCCCAACTCTCTCTTCATATGGAAAACATTCTCTTCATTATATGGTTTACCTTGAAGTAAGATCTTCTTTACTACTTCAGTAAACTCACCAGACTCGGCCGTAAGACCGAGTGCAGCAGTAAGTAAACGTGGAACATCACAATCATTTTCAATATCTAATTCTGATGCACGAGCAAGTAATGCTGGCAAATCAGAACTAGGAAAACTTGTAACTCCAGCAACGAAGTCAAGATATCTTTCAGTATCAACAGTCATTAGTAAGTGTACCCCGCAACGAATAGTTTTTCATCTGATGATGGTTGAGAATTAGGAACGTATTGTCCTTTTGCTGCTTCAGAGTTTGCTTGTGCTCTTGCAAGAACAAACTTCTGTCCTTCAAGAACATTAGTACCACCCCATCCTCTTAAAGCAGAATGCTGTAATGCACGACCATAAGAGAATGCAACATTCCAAGGATGTGCTCCAATAGAATTCATCTCATTAAGATATATAGATGCTGCTTCCTCACTCAATCCACCTGATAAGAATGTAATACCAGGAACAGCAGCAGGAACTGAACGTAATAATGTTCTTATAGTATACTCTGCAACTTCTTTAGGATTAGATTGGTCTGGGCAATCTGCACCTGGAACTGTCATAGATGGTTTCAATAGTGTTCCTTCTAATAGAACTCCTGTCTCTGCACATGCAGCATATACTTCTTTAATAACCATCTCTTGTATAGCAGCAGTTCTATCAATAGAATGATCACCATCCATTAATATTTCTGGTTCAATAATAGGAACTAGACCTGCTTCTTGAACACAACGTGCATACCTTGCAAGACCCCATGCATTTTCTCTAATAGCAAGATTGGAAGGCCCATCAGGAGTGATTTGTAATACTGCTCTCCACTTTGCAAATCTTGCACCTGCAGCATAATACTCTGCTGCTCTATCAGTTAATCCATCAAGACCAGAACAATAGGTCTCATGATGTAATGCACCTACTAATGGTTTTAATCCTTTGTCAACTTTAATACCAGGAATAATTCCCTGCTTATTAAGTTTCTCTACCATGCTTTCACCGTCTGCATGATTTTGATATAGGGTCTCTTCAAATAGAATTGCACCACTAATGAAAGAAC